TGCAGGACATCACCCCGGCGTGGCTTTCGACCCTGCGGTGGTGGGGCATCGGCGTGGCCGTGGCGGGCATCGCCTTCCTAGTATGGCAATCGGGCATTGGCACGGCCATGCGCGTTGCAATCGGATGGCTGCCGCGGAAGAAAGTGACCCAGGCGGAACTCGCCGTGGATATGCTAGACCCCAACCGACCCGAAGGGGATCGGGAGTACGTTGCCGCGATGCGGGCGCAAGACCCGGAATTCGACGCGGCGTTCCGCAAGGCACAGACTCGAAGAAAGGCTTGATGATGCTTCTCGCAGACCTCTCCAGTTTCGTTGGCTCGGTGTGGGCGGCCGCCCTTTGCTTCTGCCTCGGCGTTGCCGGCGGCATCTACCTCTGCAAGCGCGGGATCATCAAGTGACGCGCCTGCTCATCTTCATCGCTGCGCTTGTCATCGTGGCATGAGCGGCATCCTGAACGCTTCGTGTTGCTGCGGCGGTGGGACCATCCCGCCGGGTAACACCGTCTGCGTTCCCATCGTTGGCACGACCACGCCGACCTTTACCATCACGGCCTCCCAGGATGGGTGGGTGCGCGGAGAGCCGAAGGGGCTTTCTAGCACGACCGACTGTCCTACTGACAATTGCGGCACGCCGTCCGAGCCGTCCTACATCTATTGCCCGTTGAAGATTTGGGCGGGATGGAACAACGCGGTGGGATCGTTTGAGGGGAAGTATTACCGCGATGGCTGGCGCAGAAACGATTCTCCCAATTGCGAGTGCTGCGAAATCACCGAAGACACGCTGACCTACACGGGTGGAAGCTGGACGGCCACCATGCAGTTCGGTGGCGGCGCAAACACCGTCAACGTGCTTTCGGAGTCCAACACGTTCGTGAGCGGCGGTGTATCAGGCGTGAAGTACCTGTGTAGTGCGATTGACGGTGGCAGCGGATGCACGCTTTGCCCGACCTGTTGCGGCGGCGCTTCCGGTTTGTACGACATCATCGTGGTCACGTTTGGCGGCTACAACGAAACGGGACCGTATCACCCGGTGCAAGCGACCGATGAAAATGGTGCTGCGTTGTGTGATCCTCCGTATGACAGCGCCTACGCCAACACCTACTCCTACGGGTACAGCGCGGACGTTTACTTCTACAAGCCTGTGCCGTTCACGGCTACACGCACGCTGACCGGGGTGTATACGCGGTTTGCTTCTCGCGTGACCGTACCGCTGAACTTCTATCAAACGTTTTCAAGCTCGGGTGGCCCGTGGAACTCGCTCGGCTACGCGCTTCCATACCCTGGCGCAACGGTATGCGATGTCATTACCACGGGCGCACCCGACAACCCAGCCGAGTGCTTGTGCGGTTCAGCCAACGGCTACGGGTTCACCTTCCCGTCCACCATCACGCTGACATGATCTACACCACCAACGGACGCAGCATCGAAGTCCCCGACTCCGTGCCAGCCGCGGAGCGCGAGGCGTGGGCGCTGGCGCAGCTTGACCGCACGCGCAAGCACGAAAGATGGCGCGGCCTGGGGGACGTTGTGGCTGCCGCAACGAAGGCCGTGGGCATCCGTCAATGCGGCCCGTGCCGCAAGCGGCAGGAGGCGTTGAACCGCCTCGTCCCGTTCGCAAACGAAAACCCCCCGCCTGCTGGCCAACTTCCTGCGGCCGCAAGCGGGGGGGAGAAGAACGACTAGCCTACGGTCAGAAGGGTACGTCCGCCGGGTCAACCTTGGCCGGCGCAATCGGCCCGATCACGCGCATGACCTGTAGCGTCTGCCCGATCCGGGCGACCTCGAGGCGCATTTCCTTGTTTGCGTCCGCCAGGTCACCGTATTCGGCCACGGAGGTGGCAATCCATGCCGCGCCGTGTTCGCCCACGGCGTTGATTGCAATGGGCTTGCCGGGGCGACGCACCACGCGCAGGATCTCAAACGCGCCTTCGTACTCGTCAGGGTAGCCGTCAGCCGCCTTGGGCGTTTCCGGGGCCGGGTTTGCCTCCTGCTTGGCCGTGCGCTTGCGGACGGGCTTTGGGGCATCCTCCACCACGGAGGCCTCTGCGTCAATCGTAGGGGCTGCGGGGGCGGCAAGGGCGGCGCGGGCCTTGGGAGCCTCGTAGCCGCGGGACGGGGCTTCCTCGGTGATCTCGGTCTCGCCGTGGGCTTCGACGTACACCGGGGCCGCGCCAAGCGCGTCCGGGCAATGCTGCTTGTAGCCGCTCGAGATGCAGCGGGCGAAGAGCATGGCCTTCGGCCACTTGCGCCAATTGTCCCCGCCAAGCTGCGCCCGCTTCGCATCGTCCATCGAGAAGGTCGTGGTCCCGATCTCCTCCCACTTGTTCTCCGGGCTGCGACCGAAGAACACGATGCTGCAATCCGTGTCCGTGCAGGCAGCGCGGTAGTCGTACTTCCCTGCGCGCTTGATGGCTGCGGCCATGAGGTTGGCGGCCAAGACGGCCTTGCCCTTGATGATGTGCAGCCCGGTCATCGCGTCATAGTCCGACAGGCCCAGGCCACGCCCGATGATGATCTTCGCGCACGCTGCGGCCTCGGACTGAATGTCGGGGAACATCCCCGAAGCCTTGAACACCTGGGCGACCGACATGGGGTCAAGCTGCGCTTGCCCGATCCTTGCAAGTTCCATATGCATCTCCTCGTGTACGCGGAGCGCCGCGCCCGTCCCGCGCAACGTGCGAGGGCGTAATCAGTATACGGCCCGGTAGCCGAAAGTCAAGCGGCCGAAATGGCAATGACCGTCTGTGCGGTTGGCCCGTATGCCTTCGTGGCCCAAATTTCCACCACTTGGGCATCGTCGCGGTAGGCGATGCCCGTGAGCGCATCCAGCGTGGCGCGCACGAGCTTGTCGGTGTCGGGCTTGCCGGGGAACGTGCGGGCGGCCGTCCGTAGCCCACGCGCCCCGAAATGGCTGGCGGGGCGGACGAACGAGAACGCCACGCGCACGCTCACCGGGCCGTCCACCACAACCGCGCCGGCGGCGTAGGCCGCTGCCGCCACGGCGGCGCGATAGGGCTTGACCTTGGCGCTTGACTCCACGAGGACAATGCGGCCACCCGTGCGGAAGGCGCGCTTGCTTCCCTGCGGCGCGGCTGCGCCGGGGACGGTGAACATCAACGCGCCTGCTTGGCCTGCTGGCTCTTGCAAAGTTCCAACTCCTGCTGTATTTGGTTCCCCGTGCGGATGATCCGCGCCATCTCCCGGCGGATGCGAATCACCTCGTGCATCGCCTCAATGGTGAGGGGGTCGGTAGTCGCGCTGCCCTTGATACGGTCCACGATGTCCTCGTCCTCCTCCTGGCGCGGCATTCGTCACCCCTCACCCGCATACAAGATGCGCTCAATGTGCGTGGGCAGGACGTTGCGGCACTTCTGCGCTTCCTCCTCGGCTCTGATGGCCCGGTCGCGCCAGGTCATGCCGTTGGGATTCTGCACCGTGGGGCGGTCGCTGTAGACCAGCAGCTCCATGCGTGCAAGCATGGCCTCCGCGGCTATCGCCCGCGCTCTCCAATCCACACACGGATCTTCCATCGCGCCGTCCTCCTTTCGGAGCAAACGTACACGGGCGGGGATACTAATCATGCAAACCTCCTGCCGCTTTTCGTGCGGCGGCGGTCTTTCCTTGGAGGATGCGGCGGATGGCGCTGACGGACACCCCTAGCTCCGCAGCGATGATGGCCTTGCTAACACCCCGACGGTGCGCCGACAGGACGGACGCGGCCTGTTGCAATGTCACCTTGCGCTTGACCCCCACAAGGCGGCTGACCGTGGACCGATGCACCCCCCACTTGATGGCGATGGCCTTGGGCTGCATCCCGGCGGCCTCGTCGGCAATGATGCCAACGCGGACGGATTCTGCGGTACGCCTCATTCTGCGGTCTCCCTTCGGATCTTGATGTCTGCCGACACTTTGAACACCAGCCGCGCAATGTGCGGGTGCTTGTCGTTGATGACGATGGCGGCAATGTCGCGTCCGGTCGCATCGGAGAACACCACTTGCGTGGATGGCCTGACCGTGATCGCCAGCAGCTTCTGATGGGCAATGTCAACCATCGGCCACCTCCATCGCCTTGAGGCTGTCGGCCACAAACGACACCACGCGGCCGAGGTATTCCGTGCGGACGTTGTCAGCGGTATCTCCTTGCTCCCACATCGCCACGCTCGAGATGCGCGTGGCAATCACGGCATCTTGGCGCTTGCTCTCCCCGATGTCCACAAGCAGCGCGTGGACAAGCCAGTACCGCACCGGGAATGCGTCCGCGTGCGTGCTAGTGACATTGTCCAACGGATCGCACCCGATGGCCGCGATGCCTGGAACGCCATCCTTGTTGGTCGCTGGCATGGCAAGAGTGGCCGCAATGGCATCCTCGTCAACGTAGTTTGGCAGCTTGTCGGTCGACCATTGCACTTCCAAGATGGTGGGCGTAGCCCAACGGTTTTCGGTAGTCATTCCTTCGTCCCGATCTCCGCGTCCACCGCGGCAATGCGTTCCCCAATCCAAGCCATACAATTCACCGCCATGCTGTTTCCGAGCGCCTTGTAGCGCGGCCCATCCGGGCAGTCCTCAGCCTGCTTCTTGCGCCACGGGATGAGCGTGTAATCATCAGGAAATCCCTGAAGTCTTTCGCATTCTCTGGCTGTTAATCGGCGCACGGTCATGGCTTGCGGAATCAGCGGCGTCCCCCGCCCGGTGCCGTCCTCGCTAGCATCAAAGCCCTCGCCGCGCAGGGCGTGCGCCACCATTGGAGTGTTCCGTCCACTTGCATTGCTATTGGTGTTGACTGTTCCAGCGATGTTGCCACATCGAACTTCGCCAATTTGGTTTTGCTGAAACGCCACCGCTGGCGTGTTGCACCGCTGCAACGGCCCCGTCCCTTCGACCGTAATACCTAGCCCTTCGTTGGCGTTTCCATACCCGCCGCCGTTCTGCCAGTTAAATCCCACCGCTACCGTGGTCGCCCGCGTGTCACCCTGATCGAACAGCGAGAGCGTGGGATTCACTTGCCCATCCACCCAGGTTTCGTCATCGGTCACGGACTGGGCGCGCTTGGATTTGGTGAACGGGACGGGCTGTGGAATCAGGTTTGCGCCATGCTGGCTGAAGATTTCCTGATTGCTTCCACCGGGTGATCCGCAGCTCTTGCTTGAACGGTCAAGCGTTGCCGCGACTTCAGCGGGCCACATCACAAGCGATTCGCTTCCGCCGTGATAGTCGCCACCATTCGCCCGCATGGTTCCACCAACATCGTCCTGCACAAACGCGCCAATGGAACTAGAACGAACGGTGCTTGGTTGTGTAGTCAGGTTGTAGCACTCGTCACCTGCGGGTCCGCCTGTTCCCTTTGCCCATTTGCTGCTGACTGTTCCAGCGCAACCTTCAGCATCGGCGGAAGCGCCTTGCCCCGGCGTTCGGCGCGACGAAGAATCCCGCTGCACGCTTTCGCACTCAAAGAGAACCTGGGCAGCACGCTCCCAGTCTCCAAGACATCCGACAACGAACACACGTCGCCGGCGCTGCGGGACGGCGCGGGGATGCCCGTGTGTTCTGCACCATTGAGCGTCCAAAACCCGGTAGGCAACCCCATACCCCAAGAGGCCCATCGCCCCGAGGAAGGAACCAAAATCCCGTCCTCCGTTGCTTGACAGGACACCGGGGACGTTTTCCCACACAACCCATCGAGGCCGTAGACGCCGAGCAATTTCAAGATAGGTAAGCATGAGTCCTCCTCGAGGGTCTGAAAGGCCGGCACGGAGTCCGGCAACGCTGAAGGACTGGCAGGGAGTTCCGCCCACGAGAAGGTCAACTGATCCGGGTTGAAGGGGCCATTGCTCATGCGTGGTCATGTCTCCGAAATTGGGTGTATTGGGATAGTGGTGCGCGAGTACCGCGCTTGGGAATGGTTCGATCTCGCTGAAGCCAACCGGGGTCCACCCCAGGCCATGCCACGCAACGGTGGCCGCTTCAATGCCGCTGCACACGGATAGGTATCTCATGCGATCACCTCCGGCCCGTGGCCTTCAAGGATGCGCCGCATCTTGCTCGAGACCGTGGCAGCGTTCACGAGCTGCTGCATGGGGAAGTCGGACGGGATGCCGACCTCCTCGGACAGCGCCACGCCGTTAAGCGACATGGCAATCAGGCTCCAATCCAGCAGGCGAGGATCGGTGGGCGTGCGCTGCCAGCGCGCCAGGATCGTGACCTCCACGGTCTTGGAGGCAACGTATTCGCCCGCGGAATCGCCCGCGGGGAACAGGTCAGCGGACATCGTCACGGCATGGATGCGGGTGAAGATCCCGCGGCTATCTTCGTTGCTCACCATCGGTATTCCTCCGGCATGGGGAAGAGGGTTGTGGGGTTGGGCCGCGACAGGACGCACACCTGTGCATGGCGACCGCTTGAGGCTACGCGGGTAGCCCCGGTCCAAGTGATCAGACCCTTGGTACGCAGCTCGCTGCATCTCTTCCACGCACCTATTGGAAGGCCCGCGGCTGCCGCCGCCTCCTCATCAGTCAGGCCGTTCGGGCTAGCGCGGTACGCCTCAAGCAACTTGGCCTGCATCCCCTTGGCAGGGGTGACCATGCTGTCGGCGGCGGCGTGCGAAGTCCATGGGTCGGTTCGCCGTGCGCTCACAGGATCACCTCCGTCTTGGCATGGACCGTCAGGAACATCCGGTCGGCGGTGTCGCGGCGGTCAAGCGCGTCCTGCCACGCGGCCTCGTTGTCCGGGTCGATGTGGTGGAAGTCGGCGTGGGTGCGGAGGACTTCCTGGCTGACGGCATCGGACAATTCCCGAGCGCAGGCAAGCAGCACATCCCCGTAGATCCGTCCAAGGGTGGGGTGGTTATTCAGGGCATCTTCGACGGTGACCTTGATCTTCATTGCAATCTCCTCGTGATTTCGCGGTTTCCGCAACGTGCGTCCACCGCTTGGTGGTGTTATACGCATAGGTATCGGCAGACGCAAGTCCCTGGCTGTAAGAAATCTGACCACTTTTTTCTTTTTTGCGGCGGGGCAATCAGACCCCTATAGCGTGGTGAGGCATGGCGAAACGACCAGCCGCGCCCCCGTTCCAAGTCACGCACCACGGGAAGAACATCCACATCGTGGACTGCACCGGGACTTCGTTCCGCGAGTGGGAGCAATACATACTTTTGAGATCGGACGCGCACAGCGACAACAAGAAGTGCGACCGTGCGCTTGAGGAGAAGCACCTTCGCCAAGCCAAGGAACGCAACGCCATCATCTGCGACCTCGGCGACTGCTTGGACCTGATGCAAGGGGCCAGCGACCGCAGGCAATGCAAGTCGCAGCTCCGCTCCTCGCAGCTCGCGGCCGCGTACTTCGACAGCGTGATTGAGGAAGCAGCGGAACGCTACGCACCCTACGCGCCGTGGTGGGCGGTGTTGGGGCAAGGCAACCATGAGAGCGCGTGGCTCAAGCACCACGAGACTTGCCCGACCACCAACCTGGTGCGCGCCATCAAGTCGATGAATCCCAAATCGCAGATGGGCGCGGGCGGCTACGGCGGCTGGCTCAAGGTGCGCGTGGCAGTCAACAACTGCAAGATGACTTGGACCATGCGCTATCACCACGGCAGCGGCGGCGGCGCGCCCATGTCGATGGGCGTACTAGACAGCCGGCGAATGCTCTCGTGGCTTGAGGGCGTGGACTGCATCGCCGTGGGCCACAACCACCATTCCAACATCGTCGGCATTGCCCGCGAGTACCTCGAGACCCGCAACGGCGTGTACGAGGTGCGGCATCGTCATTGCGACTTCGTCCGGTGCGGGACATACAAGCAGGATTGGGGGGACGGCTCGGGCGGATGGATCGTGGAGAAGGGTCCAGGCCCAACGCCGCTCCGCGCCAAGTGGGTGCGCCTGTTTATCCGGTGGGACACCCAAGATGACAAGGACGGCGGCAAGGCACGCGGTCATCCTCGTATGGCCTGGGACGTAATGGACGCGCAATAGGAGGCATCCCATGCGAGTTCGACTCGGTGGCAAATACTGGACGCTGCGCTTTGCGTCGAACATGAGGGACTTCGGGGACATGATCGACCCCGGCAAGGCCGCTGGCCGTCTCATTCGCGTGGCGACTTGGCCGTGTGAGAAGGATCGTTTAGACACCACGATCCATGAAGCCCTGCACGCCCTGCTGCCGTTCGCAGACGAAGAGTGCGTCACAAAGTCCGCCACCGACATCGCGCACCTTCTGTGGCGGTTGGGATATCGCCGGGTCGTTAACGGCAAGCCCGTTGAGTAGATTTACTCACCCCAATGAGCAATCCGGTATCCGCATGGGTATAGTGCCGATGCGAAGGTGCGAGTGCCAGCCGCAAGGAAGCCAGCGGCCTATTCTCGCTCGGGACGGCGCACAAGGCCGCAAGGTACGCCCGCCGTCGATATCACCGATGGGGTAACAAATTGTCAGCCTTTCGCCAGGGCAGGACACGCGCAGAATGAGCGTGTTGCTGCCCAATGAATCGAATGCGCTACAGATGTTCAAATATGTAGCACTTTCGTACACGTTATTTGGATGTGTCGATTCCGCGTACACGCGGTTTTCCGGGGCCGGAAAAGAACACGGCGCGGAACCGAAGTTCAACGCGCCGCGCTTCCGGGGGTTAAATTGTCGGGCATAGGCTGCACGCGCAGACTATCGCAAAAACAATCGCCCGACGAGCGCAGGATAGTGTATACTCCGGTCCAACGCAACCCGATGTGGGTGGCGAGAGCGGCTGGCGCTGCTCAACATCTCGAAAACCGTGGGCGGGGCGGGTCAAGCCCGCCAGCCGCTCCCCGCCTCGCCCCGGTCCTATGGGAGTTTCCATGTCTACGCCTTGGTTCCCTTTCTACGCCTCCGACTTCTACGCAAGTACGGCGGCGTGGCCTCCCGATTGGGTAGGCGGCTACATCCGCCTGCTGTCGTTCGCCTGGATGAACGGCGGCATTCCCAACGACCGCGAGGCCATCAACCGCATTGCCGGCGGACTGACCGATGCCGGGTGGACCGCCATTTGCGCCCGTCTGACGCTCGCAGACGGTGACCGTGACGGTGACCGCCACGGTGAGCGTGAGCAAAGGTGGGTGCATCCGCGCATGGAGCGGGAGCGCGAACGCACCGACACCATCCGCAAGGCGCGCCAAGATGCGGCGGCAGCCACCAATAGGAAGCGACAGGACGGTGACCGTTACGCTGACCGTACCGCTGACCGCCACGGTGAGCGCACCGCTGACCGGGGCGTAACTACAACCACAACCACAGATATCCAACCCCCCATAGCCCCCCCTTCAAAGGGGGGGCGGGTTGGTAAGAATCGAAGAGACCGGAACAGAGACCTGAACCAACCGCAATGGTGACGAGGAGACCGACATGGAAACGATTACCTGGAACGACAACAAGATCCTGATGGGCAAGCTTTGGCCCCGGTGGCAGCCCTCCCCGGAGGAGGCTTCGATCCTGAACCGCAAGTGGGGGTCGCTGCACCAAGACAAGCTGCGGGACTGCATTGAGCAGCACAAGCTCGTCCGCAGCAGTAGGCCCGACATCGCGGCCATCCACAAGGCGTATTGCGCGATCACCCCGGCGGCGGCGGAAATCGCCGGACGTTCGGAGGTGGAGGCCACGCGCAGGAACGCTAGCGCGGTGCAAGGCCCGACCGCACAGGACTACGCGGATTGGGATGCGTGGGCCAAGGGGGTGCTATCGACCGCAACTCGGCAGGAGATCGAAGCGGCGCAAGAGCGCCTGGGCATCAGCCCCGACACGCATCGCGTACTGGCGGTCGCGCTGGACTATTGCCGCAAGAACCCCGCACCACGGAGGTAGACTCATGGGCATGGCCAAACGCCGGCGCGTCGCCGCCATCCTCCTGTCGGGTTTCGATGACTGCCTCCTCGGGGTGTCCTACCCCCGCAGCGGGGAGCGCGGCATCCCGGTGGCCGTCTACTCGGCGGACATGATCGCAGCTCGCCTGCGGGACAATGACGGCATGAGCCACCGCGATGCCAAGGCGTTCGTGGCCGATCAGATTGAGCAGGAGTGGCTTGGGGCCGGAACGCCTCGGATCGTGTGGGCGGCCACGGCCAACGACTTCGGGGTGGCCGAAGATCCCCCAGCACCCCCGCAAGCGGCCTAGGTTGCCCCAGGACGCGCCCGCCCCGCCCGGACGGCCGGAAGGGCATCCTGCGCCCCCTGCCCCGTAGAAGCCATCCTACGGCCTCAAATAATTCTTGGAATTATTGATGTTACCCCCTTGACGGTGGTATATGGAGGGGTATCATCCTTGTGCCGTATGGACGCACGTTGCGGAAGTACGGCAATGCCACCAAGTGGCAGAGAGGAACGTGTCCATGAGAAAGGCACACGCAGTCATCGTCGCGCAGCCCGAAGCTGCAACCGTTGTTTCAAACGCCATCGCTACCTTGCATTGCATGGCGGAGTACGGGAAAACGATGGTCTCGGAGCAGTTTGAACTGGCCGCACGGCTGGCAGACCTTCGCAAGACCGAAACCGTTCTCCAGGCTCTGCTTGCAGAAATCAGCAAGAGGCGCGTGGAACTCGAAACACGGCAGCGCAGCATGGCAAACCCGCGATGGTGAACAGGGCCGGCCCCCTTTGGGGGGTCGGCCTTCCTGTTTCCAAGACCCTCGTTTCAACTTCACAACCCATGATCACCGCACAAACACCCATCGACTCCGACCCCGTGCATCAGATGCTCTCCACCCGCGCCCTGCACGTTCTCATGATCGGGCAGGCTATCCCGACCGTGGGCGACCTTGCCGCTGTTGACCGCGCCACCGCAGCCAAGTGGCGGCAATGCGGCGCGGTCACCCTGGCCGAATTTGACCGCCTCCTGCGCTCCGCAGGACTGTGGTGGGGTGGGCAGCACTCCGGCGACATCGAAGCCGTCCGCGCCCGCCTCAAGGAACTTGAGGAGGCCAACGCTGTCCTGCGCGCCATGCTTGCTCCCAACACGCTGGCGGCCTTCGACCGCTACACGCAGCTCGTCAAGGAGTACGCGCAATGAAGCACAAGCGCACAGGCCGCCGGCGTGGCTACGCCGACCTCTTCGACCGCGTGATCTACCTGGTGGTGCAGACCGACAAGGGCATCTACCCCACCCGCCTCGCCCTCTCCACGGTTTGGGGATGCAGCCCCAGGGCGGTCTCCCACCTTGTGGACCACGCCAAGCACACCTACGGAGTGCGCGTGCGCTCCGTCACCGAACGCAACCGCGGCTACGAACTCGTCAGCCCCGGTGTCCTGAATCTCACCGCCCTCAAGGAACGCGCATGATCGAACTACCGGAAAACCTCCTGCCATTTGAGCGCAACCGAATCAATGACCTACGCAAGCTTGCCGACAAGGCCGGACCAGCGACCGCGTTCGCGGCGGAACAGGTGGTGTCCATGCTCGTGAGCGCGTTGCAACACAACTGGGACTCCGCCGACAAGCACCGCGCCGAGCGCGACCGCCTGGAATCCATCATCGTGCGCCTGGGCGGCGGATTCGACCGTCGCGGACTCGAGGGCGAACCCCGCGGCATCATGGTGCAGCACGGCATTCACACCGTGGTGGAGGACTCCCGATGAAGGACATTGTCACGCAGCTTCGCGCCAACAGCGAGTGCCTTGCGCCGTCGATCATGCTGGATGCGGCCGACACCATCGAACGCCTCCGCGAAGAGCGAGATGAGGCGAGGCGTATGTATTGCGGGCGGGTATCCCGCGATGTGCCGCTTGATGCGTTTGATATTGCGAAGAACCACGGCTGGGATTGCTTCGAGGAGGACAAGCCATGCCAGTAGGCGGCAGATACAAGAACACGAAGTACGGACACAACGCATCAGGCGACGATGTGTTCTTCATCCTCATCCCGATCTTCGCGGTCGTCCTGCTCATTGCGATGATCGGGGAGGCCCGGAGAGCCAAGAGCAGCACGAACCACAACACCACACAGAAGGAGACTCGCAATGTTCAGTAACACCTGCGCCATGACACTCGCACAGAAGTCCGACCGCATCCTCGCCCAGACGCGGGGCTTGAGCGGAACGACACCAAACGCCACGCAACTCATCGAAGAACTGCGGTCAGCGTTGGAGGAAAACATGAAGGAAGTGCAGCGGCTACGGAAGGAGGAAGGCAAGTGAGCAAGAAGAAACCAAAGACGATTGATGCTTCCTGCCCCGTTACGTTGATGGGGTGCGAAGGAGAAGTGATCGTGGAGATGACTCCGACCGAAGCAGTTTCGATGATCGAAAAGGCATGGCAGGAAAACAGGCGACTGCGGCAGGAGAACGCAACCCTTACCGCCGAGCGCGACGAGGCGAGGCGGATGTACTGCCGTGGATTCACAGACTTCTGTCCGAATCCTGCACACGACGAACTGACTTTGGAAGAAGCGGCAATGGAGGTGGCAAAGTCATTTGGCTGGGCTTGCTTTGAGGGGGCGACCCATGAAAAGTGACATTCTGACTCTACTGCGAATACCGTGGTACAGCGACGATTATGGCGTGTCGAAAGATGACTTGTGCAACGAACGCAACAAGCAAGCAACCACGGCCGCTCATGAGATCGAACGCCTCCGCGTTGAGCTGAAGGAAGCGAAGGCCCGAAACACCCTGTACCTTTCCCGACTCCAGGAGCATGAAGCCCGTGAACAATGACCGCTGCGAGTGCGAAATCTGCCGCCAGTACCGATCCCAAGACCGCATCATCAATGCCGTGGTCATCTGCATCGGTTTCGTCGCCGCCGCCATCATGGGTTACGTTGGCGTGATATGCTTCCGCGTATGGCAGTAATCACGACCTACGACCAATTCAAGGCCACTATCACCGAAGCCGTGGCCGCTGCCGGCGGCACGCGATCCGGCCTTGCCCGCGAGATGGAAGCCAACGGCATCCTGCGCGCCCATACCGTTCGATGCCTCCTCGGCACACCCGGTACGGTCATCGGGAAGCGCAAGCCCACCTTCGACTCCATCCTGAAGGTGGCGAACGCCGCCGGGTTTGACCTCGTGTTGCAAAACCGAAAGGCACGGTAAGATGCAGCCGGAAGGGGGCATTATGCCCGACGAAACGGCACAACCTGTTGAGGGGACTAGGGGTGCTTTTGACCCGATCCGCCGGCGCGAGAACCGCCAGCATCTTCGCGTCATGGAGCAGGTGGTTTACGGGGCATGGGATGTCCCCGAAACCGCCATGAACGTACTGCCGAAAGAAGTCCTTGCCATCGCAACGGACCCGAATGCCAGTACCCGCGACCGCATTCGGGCCACCGAGCTGCTGGCATTCCTCCGGCAGAAGAACTTTGAGAATGCGGAGAAAATTGATCGCATCTACCGCCTTGAGGACGGAACCGCCACCGAGCGCGTGGAGATCACCGCCGATATGCCGGAAGGGGCGCTCGAGGCCGTGGCCCGCTCCATCGCCGGCGTGGCCCCGGCAGAACCCCCCAAGCCGTGCCGAAAGCCCAAGCGCAAGCCCTAACCGCGACCCAGGCCGTGGAGGCCGCACGGGAGAACCCGGCGGCCTTTATCGCATTGCTCATCGGCAAGCCCATCAGCAAACTGCAACGCGAACTGCTGATTCACGCGGCCACCCACCACCGCTGGTACGCCGAGCTGCCCCGCGGCCACGGCAAGACCTCGAGCCTGACCTACCTTGCCGCGTGGTGGCTTGGCCGCCGCCCCGCTACCCGCTTCAAGCTCATCGGGTCTAACGACGAGGCCGCCAGCGCCACGAGCCGCTTCCTGCGCGACATCATCCGCAGCCCCCTGTACCGGGCCGTGTTTCCCCACGTTGCCCTCAAGCCCGGTGAGGACACCGTGACCGCTTGGAGCGTGACCGCGCCCGGTCTGCCCGCCCGCCGCGACCCGTCCGTGCAAGCCTCCGGCATCTTCGGCCGCACGGGCGGCCGCGCCGACATCCTGTGGCCCGATGACATCTGCGACCTCCGCAACGCGGTACTGCAACCCGCACTCCGCGAACAGGTCAAGGAGGCGATGGCGAACATTTGGCTGCCGATGCTTGACCCGTCCGCCAAGCACCCGGCGCGCATTTGGCGCACGGCTACGCCCTTCCACACGGATGACATCACCGCCCAATGGCGGCGCGAATGCGAGGAGAACGGCACGCTCCTGCGCCGGCCGTGCCGGGGCTTGGAAAGCCCGTGGCCCGAAGTCTTTACGGCTGAACTGCTCAACCGTAACCGCCGCGAGATGGGGCCGATGGCCTATGCCCGCGCCTACGAGCTTGTGCCGCTGTCCTCCGACCTCCTCGTGTTCCGGCCCGAGTGGGTGCGCTATCACGATGGCAACCACACGGGGTCGCGCACCATCGCCGCCATCGACTGGGGGTACGGCCGCAAGCGCCAAGAGCGCGACGATCCCGACTACTCCGTCTGCATCGTCGGCGAGGTGGACTACAACCGAAACCTGTACCTGACCGACATCCTGCGCGTGCGCGAGTCCTTCCCGGACTTCGCCCGCATGGCCAAGGAACTGGTGGAGCGCCGCGGCTGCCAACTGGTTCTCGCCGAGGCCAACGGGCCGCAGAAGGGCGTGTTCGACCAATTCCGCATGGGTTGCCGTCAACCCGTCATCCCCGTGGAACGCGGGGCGGACAAGCACCTACGCGCCGCCGGGGCGCAGCCCTTCGTGGAGCAGGGCCGCCTTCACTTCCCCCAGGCTGCCAACGGCCAAGCCGCGCCCGACTTCCGCGTGGTGCTGGACGAGCTGCTGTCGTTCCCCGCCGGGTCGCACGATGACACCGTGGACGTTGTGGTGGACCTCTGCAACGCGGCCGCCAGCGGCACGGTAGTGAGTCAAGGTGGCGTGGTCACCGTCAACACCACGCCCACGCGGATGTTTGAATCGCGGGGTCCGAAGCGAAGGATGTTCGGGTGAGTCGTTAGACTGATGCGAATGGCCGACCCGCAGCACAGCAATCCTCTGATGCCGAACGCCGTTCCGGGCGCTGGCCTTCCGCCCGCACGCCGGCCGCGCAAGCCCCTGCCACCGCCCACGAGCCGCGGACCCACCGGGCCGCTTGCCCTGCCCGTGGAAGTGCAGCGGTCGTACTTCCGTACCGCGTCCCTGATGCTGCGAAACAGCAGCCTCGCGTACCGCCTGGATGTGAACTACCAGGCCATGATGCGGATGGACGCGGACATCGAAGGTGTCCTGCGCTCCCTCCTCGTCACCCTCGCTGGCCTTGAATGGTCCGTGACCGCGGACGATGATGACAACCCTCGGACGCAGAAACTCGCGTCCCGCATCGCCGACATCATCAACGCCATCCCTCGGCGCAGCGACCTGTTCCGCGCCATGCACGAGGCCGTGTGGTACGGCGTGTCTGCGACCAACATCGTCTACGAAAAGGACGCGAAGCTCGGCGTGCGCGTGGCCGAATGGATTCCGTTCGCCTCTGACACCCTGGCATTCGACCAGCGCGGCAACGTGGCTATGCGCGTTGGCTCGGCGTACATCAACGAATCGTCGGTGACCGACCTTGGCTTCGACTCGCTCGTCCACCTGTTCGACGAGAACGAGCGCCGCGCCATCGTCCTGCACCGCGTGTTCACGACCGCCCCGAACTTCATCGACCCGAACAGCGCAGACCAGGTCTACCGCGGCGTGGGCGCACGCGATGTGTGCTGGTACATTTGGCTGCTGAAGCAGGAGATCCTTCAGAACGCCGCCGCCTACGCGGAGCGGTACGCGCTCGGCATCCGGGTGGGCTACTACCCCGCTGGCAACGATGCGGCCAAGAGCGAGATGCTGACGGTTCTTCAGAACCTCGTCAACGACAACTCCGTGGTGCTGCCGCGCATCGGCCCGAACGAGTCGATGTACGACATCGACATCAAGGACGCGAACGCGGGCCGCGCACAAATCTTCATGGAGATGGTCGATTGGTGCAGCAGCAAGCTCAAGGAGGCCATCCTTGGGCAGTCGCTCTCGAGCGAGGCGGGCGGCACGGGCATGGGGTCCGGCGTTGCCGACCTTCACGCTGACACCCTGTCCCGCGTCATCCGCTACCACGCGGACGCGCTGGCGGAATCCATCACCACCGACCTCGTGCGCGTGGTTGCCAAGATGCTCGGCGCGTCTGATGACGAAGCCCGCGCCATCCGTTTCAACTTCGCCCCGGAGCGCCCGGACACCAAGGAGCGCCTGGAGGCCGTGGAGAAGTTCGTGGCCCTCGGCGGCCGCGTCAGCGAACGCGAGGTGCGCGACCTCCTCGGCCTTGCTGAACCGATGGACGGCGAACCCGTCCTCGGCGGCAAGTCTGCTGGCGGGGACAACCCCATTGCAGCCATGCTTGGCATGGGCAACGATGCCCCGGAGGGTGAGGAACCCGCCCCGCAGGCTCCCAAGGTCGTGGCCGTCCGCAAGCGCAAGCGCAAGGCATGAACCGCGCCGCGCTAGACAAGCACCTCCGCAGCGTCCTCAAGGAGGCGCAGCAGGCGTACCGCAGAGGCATCGCAGCCCAGGTACTGGGGGAAACGGGCGCGGAGCATTGGCGGACGTTCCACGAGGCAACGGCGGCCCTCCTAATGGCCTCGTGGCTTTTCGGCGCACGGCAGGCCATCGACAAGGCCAAGATCCCGGACGAGGCCGTGGCGGGGATGCTCGAGGACAACACGGCCCTGACCTTTGACCGCCTTGAAACGGGCATTTCGCTAGAGGGCTTTGGTCTTGACTTCCTCGCGCCTATTGCCAACTGGTTTCGCACCCGCGTGCCGATCTCGCGCACGGATTGGGATGTGCTGATTGAGGCCGCCCAGCGCAGCGGGGGCGAAGTGGCCGACCACGAGCGCGACAACGCCCTGCCCGATATGCGCGCCCGTAACCCGGTGCTTGATTCGCTCCTGCGCGGCATCACGGTCAACCCCCAGGGTGGGCAAATCTCCACGGCCAAGCGGATCACGGACGGCACGTTCTTCGTGACGGGCATGAACCCCAAGCAGACGCGGCAAACGCAGGAGCTGATTGCTCGCGTCATCGAAGAGAAACCCGGCAAGTCCGTGGTGGGCAAGTGGATACGCAAGATGAACCTCGGGGACTTCGTGACCACCACGCAGATGGTCACGGGGACGCACCTGACCACGGCGCGGCTTGAAACCGTGCTACGCACGAACACCAACCGGGCGGCCACGGAAGGGCTTGCGGAGACCCTGCGCGAACCGAAGGTGCAGGCGTTCGTGCCGCTGGTGGAATACAGCGCGACCGGGGACAACCGGACGCGGCCCACGCATCAAGCGATGGATGGCTACGTTGGCACGATGGAGATGTTCGACAGGCAAGGAATTGCTCCACCTGGGGGATATTCTTGTCGTTGTGTATTGATTCCCGTGCCGGCGGCGCGCGCCCTTGAGCGCGGGTGGACGGATGTGAATGGCAACGTGAACTACGCCGCGCTGAAGCGGCACAACGGGAAGCGCCAGCAGCTCATTGACTCGCGGCAGTTTCCCGATCCCGGATTTGTGAATGCGTAAATCGCATAGGAGGACGCTACGATGGAAGGTATGAGCAACAATCGCAACGAAATCGAACAGCGGCTCGGGGTGTTTGCGCGCCCCGGCGCGAAGGCGAAGATGGGCATTCTGGATCGCATCAGCCGCGGTTTGAGTGCCGCCACGGCAAAGCCCGTTGATCCCACCACGCCGCAGTATGCCTCCGGCCTGAACGCCGCGAAGAAGGCCGCGGAGGATGCCAAGAGCAACTACGACTACATGGCCGATCTGAACGATGCTCGGTTCAAGCAGCTTGACAATTACGTCAAGGTGACGAGCAGCATGATTGCCAAGATGAATTCCACGGCCGATATCCAGCGGCTCATCGCTGGCCTGAAGGCCGCGGTGGCTGCGCGTGTGTTCGTGCAGTCCTCCATGAAGACCCCGTTCTCTCGGTCTCAAGCGAAGACTGTGTTCGCCTACCGAATGAGCGATGCTGATAGGGCATTGCAGACTCAAATTGACAACGCATTGAGTAAGATTATCAAGTCGTGGGATGCTTGTCAGAATCTTGAAAAAATCCTTCGGTATGCCGCAGACGACAACCGGAAGAATGAAAAGGGAAACCAATTCAAGGCTTTGAAGGCGGAAGCCTATTGGTTGGGAGATAAAATCAACGATCTTGCCGTTGAGGCAAGTCAACTTGGTCAATACAAGGGACGAATCAAGACTACTGAAGAGTTGCGCGCAGAAGTAGCCAAGGCCCAAGACCTACTTCGCAAGCTTGCTCCATTGAACCAAAAGGCGGACATGATTCGCCGCACCGCACAAAAGGTGGAAAAGTCGGGAGCGTTTTCGCGCCTGGGTGAAAAGACCGAATTCGTTTCACAGAGTCGTCAACTTTATACGGAATACAAGAAGCAGATCAGCAAGGCATTCAAGGCGGCCGAACGCCTTCAAGGTCTCGCAAGCGACTTTGAGTGGAATCTCAAAGACAAGCAGTCCGCTGCAAAGAAGCAAAAGAAGAATGACAAGGCAAATCAGTTTGCTGCGTTGATCAAAGAACTCAATTCGCTTCTGCGTGACATGGACAACGTTTCTATGGACGCAAGCGGTCTTGGTATGGAATACGGACAGTCTTTTGACGACATGAAGGCAGATGCAGACAAGAGTCAAGACATAGTTCGCAAGACTGCAATCTTGGCTGCAAAGTTTGACGCGATCAAGCGCAAGGCATCGGAAGTACAAAAGATGAATTCGGCGCGTATTACCGCCTCCCGCCCCGCCGCGAAGGCC